TCTCTACTTAGAACTATTTTATCGTTTTGAGTTTTAACTACTTTTGATTTCTCATCCATTTTAATAACATAATTGTCATTTATGTTTCCTAATTTTCTAGAAGTTTTATTAAAACCAATTACAGTTCCCATTCCGCCTTTATTATTAATAAGTATTCTATCTCCTTTATTAAATATTTTAGGAGGTGTGTTTTTTCCACCTCCACCAGTAGGAGTGAATCCTCCATCATCTCTAATAAGTTTTGTGTCAGCTTCATCTGCTGTATCTTTAAATTGTTTTGTAAAACTATTTGATTTTACCTTAGGCGCTCGTATTCCAAATAAACTTCCAAGAAATGCACCGGCCATTATACCGTGCATAACATCATCAATATCGTAATCAGGTCTTTGTGATGCTAGATAACCTTCAATAGCACCAATAGACACGGCTCCTGCAAAACCTTTTCTTAACATTCGATACGCTCTTACAGATTTTTGTATAGCAATTACTGGAGCTAAAACACCGTCTGTAGCTAAAATTAATGCCCAAGCTCCTGGGTCTGTGAATGCAGCCATCAATCTTAACATTGTACCTTTAGCTCTACCGTGTGAATAAATTTTATCTTCTAATTCTAAATGTGCTAAAAGCTGTTGTCTTATTTGTTGTGCATGGGCTTCACTATGTGCGTGTGCAAATTCATCTCTAAAATCATCTGGTAAATCTAAAGCTAATTCATCTAATTTTTCTTGAGTTAAAATAAAACTAGAATCTGGTGCTAAATTTTCTGCACTAAATTGTTTATAAAGATTGGTTTCTATTAATTCAGATTCATAAGAACCGGCTGTTGCGTCTCCTAAAGTATATTTCTTTTTTAAATCTTGTTGTCTTTTAAATTGAACATCATTAATAGCATCTAAATCTTCTTGGTCATAAGGTTTTGCAAAATCTAAATCCCAAAGTTGTGGTTCTTCAATACTATTAATAAAATCATTTGCTGTTTGTGTTTCAAAATTTTCTTGTGCTATGTCAGCTTCATCATCTATTTTATTACTAGCTTCGACAATTTTAGGAATCATCCTAGCATTTTCTTCACCTTTTTGTACATCTTCTCTTACACCATTTACAAAATTTCCTACAGTATCTACAGTGTTACTTACAATGTCTTCTATGGGAGTTCCTTGTGTGTTTAAAACTGTGTTAGCTATTTCTTCATATTCTGGGCCAGACTCAATAACATTATTTATAGCATCCTGAGCTTCACTGCTTATGTCAGTTTTTTTTAGCGAAGCAGAGTGCATAGCTGCACTTGTATTAACTACAAAAGGGTCACCATTATTAAATGAATATGTAACAGCAGTTTTCTTACCGTCTACTATAGAGTCTCCTGTACTAAAATCTGTTATTTGACTTAATCCTAAATCCTGTGCTGCCCTGTTATAGTTTTTAATTCTTCTATTAACTAAACCTGTCATTACACCGTTTTCATTAGTAGTAGGGTCGTTAGCTGAAATTATATCTAAAGTGTTTTTTAATGCATTTTCATAATTTCCATTTATTAAATCTGATTTAAAACCATTAAACAATTTACCAGAATTATAATATTGGTCTGAAGCTACTACTTTCATAGAATTAGGTAAATTATTCCAAGTGTCTTCACCTATATCAGCTTTCATTTTATCAATATTGTATAAAACTATTTGTCTTGCTAAATCTTTATCTGACATCTCGTCAGCATTTAGTTGACTAAAATTTAAAAACTTTTTTAGACCATCACTAATATGTGTTATGCCATATCCTCTTGTTCCTTTACCGCCTTCTAAAGCTACTTTTCTTCCCTCTGTACCTTCATCTTCTGCAAGTATTTCTAAGAAATTATCTATCCATTCTTCGTTCATTAATTACCTTTATTTTTTATTAATCTTTAATTGTTCTATTAATAGTAATTTTTTTCTATTAGCTGCATTTGAATTTAGTATTTTAAAATCATTATTTTTTTTCATCCACTCATCTATAGAGCCATCAGTAAAATCACCTGTCGATATAATTACAAAATCTCCATTTGGAGTTAACACTGGAAGCGTTGAGTCTTTTTCTGTTAATACTAAAAGACCACTTTTATAAGGACGTACAACTAAATCTTCTTTGTAATATTTTAAGTCACCTTTTCTGTCAGCAACTAAAGGTATATCACCTTCGTTAAACCAACCTTCTAATTTGCCTTCTTCTTTGTATTTTTCCATCCAGACTTTTTCAAATTGTTTTGCAACAAATTGACTTTTTTCTGTAAGAATATCTGTGTTTGCCATAGGAAAAGATGAGTTATTTACTAACACACCGTCAACCAATACATGTCTAGAAGCAACTTCATTAATACCAAATTTTATAGCATCTTCTTTTTTCATCCCTGCTGACATCATTGAGATAGCAGTCATGGTTGCTCGTTGAGTAACAAAAGACATGTCTACATCATCCCAATCAAAACCTGGTTTATCTCTTGTAATAATTTTTACCCAATCAGGTAAATCTTCTTTGTTAACACCTAGAACACCTTCAAACCATGGAACACCTTCATCAAACCATTTATCAAACGTTCCTTGAACATCCTCATAAATATCTGATTTAGTAACTTTTAAATCTGCGTATTTAAGAGTAGGATTATTTACAGCTTCATAAGCTTTCATAATTGCTCTTTCCTCACCCATGTTTGTGTTTGTGCTTAAATGATTTACAATTTCATAAAAATTAGAAGCTGAAGTAGAAGCATATTTAGTGGGTACTTTATCACCATAAATAGTTCTTAATTGTTTGTATCTTTTTAATCCTCTTTGAAATATATCAATACCTTCAGGGTCAAGTGTAGTTTCATTACCTGCTGATTTTACTACATTAATAGAATCAAAACCCATTGTAATTTCATTTATCCATGTAGGGTGTTGTAAACCATTAGCGTCTAGTAATTTTGATGTTAATTGAAATTTTGAATACTCAGCTAGGTCTTTTGGAATATTTCCATTAGCAACTTGTTTTTGTATATGAGGTTCTAAATATGATTTTTCCCATGTAACAATAGCGTCATTCATGTCATCACTACTTAAACCAATTTTAACATCACCGCTTGAGTCATAGTAAGTTGTTTCATCTTTTTTATATGCATGTCCTTTTGTAAGTAAATCTACAGCAGTAGCTATTTTAGTTGATGAAGCAACAGTTCCTTTTATAGAAGCAATAATGTTAGTTGCTTGTTCTTGTGTTTTTGGAGTTTTTAAATAAGAAGGTAAATCTTTTTTGTTACCTCTTTTCATTGTCAAATAAGTTACAATATCTGTCAGCATTCCTGGGTCAGTAATTAATCCAGTACTTTGTAAATCTACTACTTGTTCAAAATAATTTAATACTTGTTTATTCCACTCATCTTTATTAATAAATTTTTCTCCGACAACTTTGTCGTATCTTAAAGTTTCTAAATCTTTAACTCTTGTTGAGTTATGATAAATAGGTTCGCCTACTGTTTCAACTGAATCTGTCTCGTTGTTTTTTGTTTTCATGACTTTACTGTCATCAACCCATGCACCACCTTGTTCCCAAGCTTTTGCAATTATTTGAAAAGATGCAGCATTAGTTGCTCTGTTTAATTGTAAACCTTTTGCTACAGCTACTTTTGAGTCTAACTCTAATCTCATTTTGTTCATAGAGTCTGTGTAAGCACGTTTATAAGATTTAGATTGTACGTCTAAATTTCTTAAGTCATTGCCGTCTTCATTAACAAACATGCTATCAACATCAAGATTAGCCATGGCATCACCATTTTCATCACCACCTGTAATGTCAGCTACTTTTAAATTAATATTATTAAAATCTTCAATAGCGTGTGATAAAGCAAAATTAGAATCTACTATTGCTTTTGTGTAATAGCCTTTTAAATTAGCAACTCTAGGGTCACCTTTATCAATAAGTTTTTTAATTTCATTAGGGTCTGTAATGCCTTGAGCTTTTAAAGTATCGAAAACTATTTGAGCATTTTCTTGTTCTTCATTTTTATAATTTTTTGTAAATTTATCAAAAGATTTTTCAAAACCTTTTAAAGATTGAGCAATCTGAGTTAATTCATTATTGGTATTTATTCTTTCAGGTCTTATTGCAGTTCTTTGATAACCTAAACCTTTAACTTTTGATGTATATGCCATTATGCTTTGTCCTTATTAAAATATTTTCTATCTGAGTTACTTCCGTATTCTGCGCCTGCACTTGCAATATCAATAGCTAAAGCCATTTGACTTGGATGCTGAGGCGTAGGAAGACTGTTAATTGTATTTGCGTAGGCTGCGTAAGCTTCATTTTCTTGTCTATTAAAAGCTAGTAAATCTTGATTAAATGCTCTGTCTATGCTTGTATATTCTGCGTCACTATCTGTTCCAACATCTTTATAAATTGCGGTAGCATTGCCAACATTTAAATTTAACTGTTTAGACATTTCAGCAATTTTTTCTCTTTTAAGAGCAAACTTTTCTGCTGATTTCTCTGCACCTGCTTGTTTTTTATTTGCATCTATTGAGCTATAATCATCGAATAAAGCTGCGTTAGCTGAATTTTTAGCATGGAAATTTGAACGTTCAGTATCGTTTGCTGTTTCCTGTTTAGCGTTGTGTGATTGAACAGCACTAAAAACTTGCAAGGCCATTTTAGCTTCGGGTGAACACATATTATTTTATTTCCTTTATCATTAAGTTAAATAGTTTTTTTTCATAACCGTAATTAACGGTGTCAATTAAATTAAAGCCTAAAAACTTTAACCATTTGTTTCCAACTTCGTTTCTGACATCAACGTAGTTATATAAATACTTGTAGTCTTGTCCCATTTCTTCAATCCATTTAGGACATTCTCTTAAAAATTGTAGTGTATGGTTTAATAATTCTGGACTTGATAATAACCAAGCCACTCCATACTCTTCATTATCACTAGGCACTACACCAAACATTCCGATAACACCTTCTTGTTCAGTTCCAATTATAGAATATGTTTTATGATTTAATTCTTTAAATGGATGTAACAATGCTTGTAACGGTAACGCATTATGTGAAGCTTTAATTTCATTTAAATCTTCTTGTCTTACTTTAGGTGCTAACTCGTGTGCGTCATCAGATTTAGCAAGTCTGACATATTTTTCCATTATGCCCTACCAGAGCGTCTGTGATAAAATCCTTCTATTTCTGCTGAAACAAAATGCACTGGTAAATGTGAATCTGATTTTAACGTACATGTGTAGTGTGTGTTTCGAGATTGAATAGGTATATTATAAGTACCGCTTGTTATATTTGGCTGTCCAATAACAGCGCTTGAGCTGTTAATAACAGTTCCATTAAATTCATAATCAACATTGTTTCTTCCTTCTTGAGTCACAGTTGCTTTAAAGAAACCACTGTTTTGGTAATCTATAGAAACTTGTCTTATCTGGTAACGTCCAGATGTTAAAGCTACTGTACCGTTTCCAGATGTTTCTCTTAAATATGGAGTAGAAAATTTATACTCAGATAAATAAGTAGAACCAAAAACTGCTTTAGTATGGTTGCCTTTAACTTTTTGTGTAGTTCCAGAACTAGAACTATCTATTGTTAAGTTAGAACCATTAGTAGTATCTACTGCTTTTAAAGTTTGGTTTAAAGAATAAGGAATTGTAAACGTTGTTAAATCTGTAGCTGAGTCGTATGTCCCAGTAAGGGTAGACGTTCTAAAATCCATATGAATGTTATGTGTTAGTCCAGTAAAATCTGGATTACGTAAATCTATTTTTAATAATTTTGTATTAGTGTTTTCATTAACTACAACATAAAGAGAGCTATCATATGCCTCTGCTGATAATATTTCACAGTTATTTAAAGTCCAATTGCTCCAGGCTGATTGTACTTTTTTATTAGCATCCCAAAAATATTTATAAATGTTTATAGTGTTTGCATTACCAGGTGTTACAGCATTTGATGGTGTGTATGCTACGTTATTAGTAGTGTCCAAAGTGTCATGACATAAAACAATCATTGTATCTTCAATATTGTTAGAAACAATTTTGTATGCATTACCAGGTATTAAAGAACTAACACCTATTGTTACATCAATACCATCATTTGTTAATGTATCATCATCTGCAAAATACTCTGTTATTGCAGTTTTATCATTTCTATTTTGTGCAAAATAAACATATTTACCTGCTGAAACTGGAGCAACTTTTATTGCATGTGAGAATGTACTTGTTTTAGTTAGTACTGCTGTTGTTGGTGTTACAGCGTCTCCCGAACTTTCTAGTATGTATTGTGCTTCACCAGAAAATAATAAAAGCTGTTCATTAAAATCTATAGAGTTATGAAGTTTGTTAACTGTTGTTCCTGCTGCGGCAATATCAATAGGGTCAGTGTCTAAAACATCTGTACCTGTGGTTGCATAAAAATTATAGTAAGAAGCATTTTCAGATAACACTAAATTTTGGTCTGAAATAATTCCTAATCTATTTTGAAAGAATGTTAAATTAGAAACTTTCTTACCTACAAAACTTGGAGCAGAGTTTGTATCTCCATCCCCACTTACTCTGTTTGTATATGTTTGTTGTGTAAAACTAAATGTACCATTGTTATTATTAATTAATGCATAAGGCATTGTAGAATTATCTAAACCTAACTTAACTCCTGGCCCTACACACTCACTCCAAACACCATTAGCAGTGAACTCTACATAATAATTTGAAAGAGAGTCACCTTCATCACCGGTAATTTGGATAATCATTCCTGGCTTTGCATAAAATGGTAAATCTGTAAAATCACTTATAGAATCTTTTATGGCATACATAGCTTGGTTACCAAAACCATCTGTAGTCTCAACAGAAAAAGTACCACTACTACATGTTCCGTAAATAGTGTTACCATATTGTGTATGTGTAAACGTTCCAGTAATTCCAGAATAGTTTGCTAATCCTTGTGACGTACTTAAAGTAGCACCAGTATCAGTTCTTATAGTTTTAAATCCAATACCATCTGCACTGTTTGACCAATGAGAAGAGGATGTTCCATATAATAATATGTGAGCAATTTTTTCTGTATCTCTAAATGCACTATCAGTTGAAGCGTCATTACCAGTCGGCATTTGAAACATTACTTGTATTGGGTATGACCAAGTAGAGTGATTTAAAGTTACACTGTACTGTCTTCCGTACTGTGAACTTTTAACATAAGAAATATATTCTTGTACTTTTGCGGCTGTTGTAGTTGAACTCTCAGCTATTGTTTTAGATTTGTTTGCGACAAATGTATAGTCTGCAATGTTTGAAAATGCTAAATCTTCTATAGGTTTTGTTGTAGTTAAATAACTTGCACCACCAGTTCCTATAGTTACTGTTTTTTCAACACCATTTAAATCATAAACCTTAACTGTACCGTTAGTAAATACAGCTACGTACTGGTTTGAACTATCTCTATTAATCCAATGTACTGCTGCGTTATTTGGAAACGCTGTAGTAGATAATAAATTAGCGACAAACTCTGTCGGTGGTCTTTTAGTTAATCCTTCAATAATATTAGATTGGAAATTAGTTTGTGTTTCTGCTTGTCCTACATTACGTTGAACAGCATTTTGTTGACTAATACCACTAATAAGATTGGGGATTGATGTTGAGATTAGTCCCATAAATTAGTTCCTGCCAGACCTTCTCGGGCCTCTATTCGCAATATAATTAGTATTATAATCACCAGTCAACATGTTTGCGTCCATAGCTCTTGAGTCTGCTTGTTCAAATGCCATGTGAGCTTCTTGTTCATCTAGTTGTGCTAGTTTAATTAATTCAGTTGCACCTACATATCTTGCAGCAAATCTTCTTGAAGCTTTAACTACAATATATCTTCTTGCATATTCTGGTAAATGTTCAAATTGTTGTACTAATACTTTGTCCACCATTGGGTCATAAGTAAAAACATCTGTTTTGTTTTTTAAATCGTATAAATATTGGTTTCTTATAGTGTATTGATAAAGATATTGATTAGGAGGTGAAGCCTCTACTTGTACGCAATTAGCTTCTAAAGGTACTTTATTAGATGTATCTCTTGAAACTGTAATTTCAAATTCTCTATTAAAGAACCAACCTTGTGACTGAACACTCATAGAAGTTTCATCTAAAATATTCTTAGCGACCGCTACGTCTGTACCAATGTTTCCAGTAATTGAACTAACTGGACTCTCACCGATAAAACTTAGCATGGTGTTTATCGCTTGTAATTCGCTTGTAGAATTTATTTGTGTTGTCATTGATTGTCCTTTGTAAATTTGTAAAGCGGGGGACTTAGTCTCCCTTGTCCCCCACTCCTATATAGTATAAATAAGCTTAATGAGAATTAAGCGTCTTTAATTCCTACAGCACTTTCTGGTCTTAATACACCATGACCCATAGCGTATTTAGCAACCATTAAAGTACCTTGTCTTCT